GCGGTGGTGCTGTCGGCTTAACAAGCACCGGAAATGCAGGTGCGGTAGTCAATGAAGCGCAAACTAATAATCTTGGAGGGTCTTGCGACATAATAGGCGATCTCTGGTCATCGACACTAGGGCAAATTGCAGGTGGCAAAGGAGGCACAGGTAATTATGCGCTTAATAATCTTACTTGGCCGAACGCTCAACAAGCAGGCCCGTTGGCCGGAGGAGGTACGACAAATACCGCAAGCGGTTCTTACAATACAACTCTCTACGCAGGGAGTGCTTCAATTGGCGGTGGCGGTGGTGCTTGTACAAATACAGCATACGGGCCATACGCTGTTAGCGGCAGTGGTGGTTCCGGTCTTGTCATCGTTCAGTACATCCCATAAGGAGATATGAAATGAAATATAACATTAAGGATGCTGATGGTAACATCACAAATACCATCATTGCTGACCTAGCATTTGTTGCATCTACCTTTGCACACTATGAAGAGTGGGTTGCACCTACGCCTACAGAGCCGACAGCATCAGAGACTGCAAGAGCGTGGAGAGATCAAGAATTATCTACCACCGACATAGCCTCGCAAACTCAAGACTGGCCTAATCGCGATAACATCCTGCTGTACAGGACGGCACTTAGGCAATGGCCGTCCACTTCAGATTTTCCCGCGTCACGCCCTGAACTATAGGAATTAACATGACTACAATCATAACAAAAAACTCAAGCACCGCAAGTGCTGTACCATCCGCAGGGGTTTTAACACAGGGTGAGCTTGCTGTTAACGTCACAGACAAAAAACTGTATACTAAGAATAGTGGAGGTGCTGTTGTTAGTTTAGGCGGTGATCTAAGCAGTAACAACTCTACTGCCACAGATACAGTGACTTTAGGTTTAAACGCAGGTATTGCAATTACTTCAGCTAGTACCACTAATACCTTTATAGGAAGCAGTACAGGTAAAGCAATGACAGGGGCAGGTACATCACATACTGCTCTTGGTGTCAAAGCTATGGAGCTTTCTACTTTAGGAACAGGTCACACAGCTATTGGGTATTATACCTTAAGAAAAATAAGCAGTAGTAACTTTGCTACCGCTGTTGGTTATGCATCAGGATCGAACTGTACTTCTGGTGGTTTAAGCAGTACATTTATAGGAACGCTTGCAGGAAATGCAGTAACAACAGGAACTCAAAACACCTGTTTAGGTAATTCAGCAAACCCCTCTTCTGCTACAGTAAGCTATCAGTTTACGTTAGGTCATACAGATATTAATACACTTCGGTGTAATGTAACATCTATTTCATCTTTGTCGGATGCTAGAGATAAGACTGATATTATTGACACGCCTTATGGTTTAGACTTGATCAACACGCTACAACCTCGTCAGTTTAAATGGGCTACTAGAGATGGTAACATTAAAGACGGTAGAGTAGAACAAGGCTTCATAGCACAAGAACTGCTTGCGGTTATTGGTAACAACAAAGCTAATCTTAATTTAGTACTTGAAGATAATCCTAATAAACTAGAAGCTAGTGCAGGTAACTTAGTGCCTATTTTAGTAAAGGCTATACAAGAGCTTACAGCGCGAGTAGCAGAACTGGAGAATAACTAATGTTTAGTGAAGCAACACTTTCTCAACAGTATACATGGGCTTTGGAAAGCGTAGCACTTATTAATGCTATTGTTTCTGACGATACAGGTTATACTGAGCCTACTGCTTGTGTGGTACGTAATGTCGAACATTTACAAATAATGGTAGCTAAAGATTTCTGGACTACACAAGACATGGAACCGCTTAATAATGCAATTACAGCAGGTAATGGTTACACAGCAAGTTAATAATAAAGTAACGGAGGTTACTGATGCAAGGCGTTAAGCACTACAAAAAAGACGGCACTGAGCATAAAGGCACTAGTCATAAAATGTCTGATGGCACACTGCACAGTAACAAGTCGCATACCAAAACAAGCGTAAAGTTATTTCATTTAAAAGATTTATCTAAGAAAGCCAAAGCAAAGGCAACCAACGGAGGTTAGTTATGCTTGCAGAGATTGCAATTGCTAATGCAGCATTTGGTGTAATAAAGAACGCTATTAGTAATGGTCAAGAACTGCACAGCGTAGCTAACCAAGTTACAAGTTACTTTGACTCAAAAAGCACCATTGCTAAGAAAGCAAAGAAAGGTGGTAGCAAGTCTGACATGGAAGCATTCATGGCTATGGAGTCTTTAAAGGATCAAGAGACTCAGCTACGAGAGATTATGATCTATGCAGGTCGAGCTAACATGTATGACGATTGGCTACATTTCCAAGCTGATTGTAAGAGAGCTAGAATACAGGAAGAGAAAGAAATTCAGTACGCTAGTGCTAAACACAAGCAACAAATACTAGAGTTCTTCACAATACTATGTACTGCGCTTGTAGCTATACCTGTCATTGGGTCAGCAGTATACTTAATACTAACAATACTGGGAAGATAACATGGACGAAACAAGCAAAGATATGATGGATGTAGCAGCAGCCTCCACAGCATTAGCAACACTAGCAACATGGTTGCCACCAGTAGCTTCCTTGTTTACGATTATTTGGTTGGGGCTTAGAATATATGAGTCTAACACTGTGCAGAAACTAGTGCATAGTAAAAAACAACTTGACAAACAAGACTAAATAGTGTATAATATATGAGTATTTTAACTGCTTTAATTGGTCCAGTAACAAATCTTTTAGATAAATTTATAGAAGATAAAGATCAGAAAAATGCTATTGCCTTTGAACTAGCGACTATGGCAGAAAGACATGCTCAAGAACTAGCCAAGGGTCAACTAGAAGTCAACAAGGTAGAAGCAGCACATAAGTCTTTGTTTGTCAGCGGATGGAGGCCTGCTATTGGTTGGATATGTGGCCTGTCTCTACTCTACTCTACTATCTTGTCACCAATCCTAGGCATCTGGTTCATTGTACCGCCTGTTGATAGCTCTTTGCTTACGACAGTGTTGATGGGTATGCTAGGTCTAGGTGCTATGCGTACAGTAGAAAAAACTAAATCAGTAGCGAGGGATAAGTAATGTTTAACTCTGGTTTTGATCCTGAACAGTTTGCTTCCCTAGGTAGCTCCTTTGACGAGCCTGATCCTTTTGTTCCTACGCCTGTTGCACCTATTAAAACTAAACCTGCTCTTATTAATCCCGATAGAAGCGACTACTATGTTTTAGATAATAAACCTAAGCCTGTTGCAGTTGCTCCTACTTCGTTTGTACCTGATGTTTTTTCTCCCAACTCAGGAGCATCTTTTACTGCGGCAGATGCTCAAGCTGAAAAGGATTCTCCAACTGTTTTTCAATCAGGTTTTGGTGCTTATGCCAAGCCAGACACAAAACAAAACGATTACTCAGGACGTACAAATTTAGCAGAGTTTCACGATACTGCTTATTCCGCAATGCAGAACAACGATGCAGGTTATGAGTCTAACCGTTCTAACCCTTTTACGGGAGACCTTAATATGCAAGCTTGGCAGGGATCATACATTGCCCCTGTTGTAAAAGAATTAAAAGAAGGAGGGTATACCGCTTTTCAAAAACAAGAAGAGGGCGGTATAACTAAAGAGCAGGTAGCCGAAGGCATTTTAAAAATACAAGGCGAGTATGCATTCGGCAATCCTCTTACACAAGATTTTGTTGAAGACCCTACTTTCGATGCAACAAAGCTTTATATGAACACTGGCGGTCAGGATGTATTTAGACATGCTCTGGGCCAAACCCCTGCCGAATTGAGGGAAATGCAGGAGAAAGGTAAGTTCGTTGACATTAGTGGGGGAAGGTCTAAGTTTGGTGACTACAGTATGGTGTGGGTTGAGAACCCTAAAGGGCCTAGTGGTTTGGACAAAGCTTTAAATAACCCTGTTATTAACTTAGCGGCTTCGGTTATTCCCGGCGGTACGCTTGCTCTTACTGTTGCTAAAGCTGCTAACGGGCAGACGTTACATGGTATGGACTACGCAAGTGCCGCCTTGTCTGGGTTTGAGTTATCTAAGACATTACAAGCTCCCGTTAATGCATCAAAAGCAGCAGATGTAGGTAGAGCAGCCGCAGACGCATCAGTCGTAGCGGGTAATACTAGTTTTGAAGCAATGACAAACGCTGCTAAAACAGCCGAATCAAGCGCATTAGCGGGTAAAGGTTTTAAAATTCTAGGTAAAGAACTTTCATACGGTGCATCAAAAGGTTTAATAAATTCTGTTACTATGGGTGATCCCAAGGCAGCTCTTCTTGGTACTTTTGGTGGCGAGTTAGTTGCAAAAGGTTTAGAAAAAGTAGGTATTGGTGGTTTAAACCCTGACGGCACATCTGTTACAAGTTGGAAAGGTATACAGATTGATGATCTTTCAGCAGGCTTAACTAAAGCTATAGAGGAAGTAGGTAAGGGTCGAGATGTAGATGAGGCCCTTGTTATGGGCCTAGGCAAGTACATTAGAGAAGGTGGTACGTTAGGTGCAGGGACAACAGATACTCTTACAAAAATAGTTAGAGATGTTGCTAGACCCATAGGTAAAGCAGCTACAGATTTATATAGATTAATTGAGGACGCAGTACCTACAGGGTCTGATGTAAATTTAGATCAAGTTAAAGAAATTTTATCAGAAACAAACAGACTTGCTAGAAAAGGTTTATCTGAGTTTGATGATAATGTTCTACAGCCTGTTACAAAACCTATTGGCGATTTGTTATCAGCAACAGACACAACAGTCAGGAAAGGTTTATCTGAGTTTGATGATAAGGTTATACAGCCTGCGGGCGATGTGCTGTCATCGGTAGACACAGCAGTTAGGAAAGGACTGACTAATCTAGATGAAGGCTTATACGATATAAAGTCACCCTTTAGCAACCCTGAGATAAATTTACCTGAAATTGACTTCCCTAATATAGACCTACCTAACTGGAACTGGAGCCTACCAAAATTAGGCGGTGGTATGCTTCTTTCTGGAATGACTTCACCCACAGCTACAACAGGTAAGCTATTTGAGAATGAGCTATTCAAGTTTAAGAACAAAATAGAACTGACAGAGTTTGGCCCACTTAACCAACCAGAACAAGAAGTAGACATAGAAGAGTTTTTAACATCTCCGTTTGAGTCTGCATTTACAACAACACAAAGGTTTGCATAATGACATACTTACAGCTAGTTAACAGCGTACTACGCAGACTGAGGGAAGATGAAGTTACGTCAGTCTCTCAGAACAGCTACTCTAAACTTATAGGTGAGTTTGTTAACGACTCTAAAAGAACTGTTGAGGATGCCTACGATTGGACAGCTTTACGTGACACACTAACTGTCAGCACAGAAGCTACAGCCTTTAACTACACACTGGTTGGCTCTGGTAATCGTATGAAGATACTGGACGTTGCTAACGACACCTCTAACTTCTTTATGCAGTACCGCACCTCACACTGGATGAACAAAGCTTTCCTTATCAACGATGCACCTACAGGTACTCCACAGTTCTACAGCTTTAACGGTGTGGACGCTAACGGAGACAATGGTGTTGACTTGTATCCTAAACCTGACGGTGTGTATCAGGTACGCTTTAACGCTGTCCTACGCACTGATGACTTCACCGCAGACACAGACAACATGCTTATACCCTCCTCTCCCGTTGTTCAACTAGCCACTGCATTGGGCGCTAGAGAGCGTGGTGAGACAGGCGGCACAAGTGCTGCTGAACTGTTTGCTCTTGCTGATAGGACTTTAGCGGATGCTATTGCCTTTGACGCTGCTCAACATCCCGAAGAAACTATCTGGTATTCTTAAATGGCTCAACAACTACAGAACATTACAGTAGCGGCTCCGGGTTTTATGGGGCTGAACACACAGGAGTCACCTATTGGTGGTGATCCTTCGTTTGCTTCCGTAGCTGACAACTGTGTTATAGATAAGCTAGGTCGCATAGGCGCACGTAAAGGTTGGGACGCTGTGTCGGGTAACGGTGCTTCTGTACTAGGTAGCAGTCGTGGCATAGAGACAGTCTTTGAGTTTGTGGACACTAGCGGTAGCAAGGTTGTCATATCTGCGGGTAACAACAAGATATTTAAAGGCACTAGTACACTGGTTGACATCACTCCTAATGGCTACTCTCCTTCAGGGAACAACTGGAAGTGTGCTACCTTTAACAACCACCTCTATATGGTTCAGTCTGGTCATGTACCCTTGATTGCTACAGATGACACAGGCTCCTTTGTACTGGAGGTTATCACTGCTCACACAGGATACTCAGGCACTGTACCACAGGGCAACGAAGTCCTTGCTGCCTTTGGTAAGCTGTGGATCACAGACGTTGTAGGCAACAAGCACACCGTGTACTGGAGTGACACTCTTGACGGTACTAAGTGGACAGGCGGCGCATCAGGTAACTTAAACCTCACAACAGTATGGCCTACAGGTAACGATGAGGTAGTGTCTTTAGCTGTACACAACAACTTCCTAGTAATCTTTGGTAAGAAGTCTATTGTTACTTACTCAGGTGCTTCTTCACCTGCTAACATGACACTTGCTGATACAGTAGAGGGTGTAGGTTGTATAGCCAGAGATTCAGTACAGCACACAGGTACTGACATCTTGTTCCTGTCTGACTCAGGTGTACGTAGCTTTAGCAGGACTATTCAAGAGAAGTCTATGCCTATGCGTGACATTAGTAAGAATGTACGCACTGATCTTACCTCTTTTGTGTCGCTACAGACCAACGCTATCAAGTCTCTGTACAGTGCTGATGAAGCATTCTATCTATTGACTATGCCTGACAGCGACACAACGTACTGCTTTGACATGCGCTCTCCTTTGCAAGACGGGTCACAACGTGTTACTACTTGGTCAGGTTTAAACCCACTAGCTCTTACTACAACTGAAGCAGGTGATATATACATTGGCCTTTCTTCAGGGCTTGTTAAGTAC